ATCGGCAACGGCACCTTCTGGCCAGAGATTGACGGCCAGCATTTGCGCGCCGCCATGCGTATCACTGATTCCGTCACTGACGATCGCCTCGAGGTCGCAACTGTCAACGCCATGATCGAGGCAAACCGGGAGCTTGCAGGCTACCGGACTGCCAAGCAGGCCTTGGGCTTTGCCACTTTGTCCGACGTGTCTGCCGAGAAAATCAAAGACGAAAGCCAACTGCTGCACCTCTACCGCCGCGTCATTTATTGCAGCGCACTGGCCGAGCTGGTGGAGCGCTACAGCAGTTTTGATGCCACCAATAGCGGCGAGAAGAAGGTCACCGAGGAAGAAAGCAGCGCCGACCAACTGCGTCGAGATTCGCGTAAGGCACTGCGTAGCCTCCTTGGTATCAGCCACACCACTGTGGAGCTGCTGTGATGCCCGCCGTGATCGCCAATCAAGGCGAAACGGTCGATGCCATTTGCTGGCGAATCTACGGTCGAACGGCAGGCGTCACCGAAGCCGTGTTGGATGCCAATCCGGGACTGGCCGACCTCGGCACGACCCTGCCGCACGGCACCCTGGTGCAGCTGCCGGAGGTGGCCCCCCAAGCAGAACAACGACAGATGGTGAACCTATGGAACTGAACACCGCTAACCAAGGAATCCAAAACCATGGCTGATCCAACCTCCGGCGTCATCAGTGGCCTATTGATGGGCCTTGGCCTGGCCACCGCCGTCCCCCTGATCGATGGCAACGCACTTTTCGGGGCCGTGCTCGGGGCCTGGCTGGTGACCAGCATGAAACACGATCTCAAAGCCTGGCAGCGAGTCGGCTCACTACTGCTCTCCGGTGGTGTCGGCTACTTGTTTGCCCCAGTCGCGCTGCTGGTGGTGCCGTTCATCACCAGTGGCGGTGCGGCCTTTAGCTGCGCCTTGGTGGTCATTCCGATCAGTATTAAGGCCATGGTCTGGGTAGAACAGGCCGACTTCTGGGACATCCTTCGCCGCCTCCGTGGAGGTAACTGACATGCCGACCATTGCCTTGTTCATCCCGTTGCTGACGGCATTAGCCTACTTGCTGGGCGCCTTGCGTCTGGCCTGCTACTCGCGGGGAGAAGCGCGGTTTCGGCGAAGCATTTCGCTGCTGGCCAGCCTGTTCGGCGCTTCGCTGTGTTTGTCCGGGCTGGAGATTCTCCTGTACCGACCTCCCGTCAGCATCTGGCAGGCAACCACGACCGTACTGCTCTGCACCCTGATTTTTCGATCTCGCGGCAATGTCGCCGCCCTGCTGAGGCCTAGCGAATGACCACCGCCCTGCGTCACGGCGACCGCTCACAGGCGGTGCGCGATCTACAAAAAAAACTCAATGTTCACGGTGCCAATTTGGTGGCAGACGGCGACTTCGGTGACGCCACTGAAGACGCAGTGCGTGCCTACCAAGTGAAAGTGGGACTGGTAGCGGACGGCATCGCCGGTACAAAAACACTGGCCAGCTTGATAGGGGGTGATTGTCGGCAGCTGCTAAAGAACCAGGACCTGGTCAATGCCGCCAAACGCTTGGACATTCCGCTGGCCTGCGTGATGGCCGTGAACGAAGTGGAGAGTCTGGGTGCGGGTTTCCTCGACAACGGCAAGCCAAAGATCCTCTACGAGCGGCACATCATGTACCGCCAGCTCGCCCGCCCGCGCACCCCGGAAGACGACGCGGTTGCGCTGCAGGCTCACGCTGATGATTTGGCCACCAGTCAACCCAACCTGGTCAACCCGCGTGCCGGTGGATATGCCGGCGGTACCGCCGAACACCAGCGTTTGGCTCACGCCAAGCTCATCGATGACACCTGCGCTCTGGAGTCCGCCAGTTGGGGCGCCTTCCAGATCATGGGCTTTCACGCCGTACGCCTGGGCTACTCCAGCGTGCAGGACTTTGCCGCCCGCATGGCCAAAGATGAAAACGAACAATTCGAAGCATTCGTGCGCTTCCTTGAGGCCGATCCGGCACTGTTGAAGGCGCTCAAGGCAAAGAAATGGGCTGTGTTTGCCAAGGGTTACAACGGCCCCGACTACCAACGCAATCTGTACGACATCAAGCTGGAGCGTGCCTATCAACGGCATGCCGCCGGCTGCCCTGTGCCGGAGGCCGCATGATCGATTTCGACGCTGTGCAACGACTGAACGTACAGGATGGCGATCTGCTGGTGGTGCCACCGGATAGCGATTCGCACGACATGGAACTGCTGATCAACGCGCTATACGTCCAAATGCCAGGTCGCAAAGTCATCATCATTCGCGGCCCGGTGCAGCAGCTGGATGTCGGCGACATGAACAAGCTCGGCTGGTACCGCGCATGAGCACCCTGCGCCAGGTGATGTATGGCCTCGCCTTGCTTGGCGCCCTGGCGTTATTGATTTGGGGTCAGGAGCAGCGCATAGCGATCGCCGACAAGAACACCGAGCTGGCAGAAAAAGACCTCAAGGCTGCCCGGGGCGAGGCTGATCAAAATCTGGCTACCGCGAACACTCTGCGCGACACGCTGAAACAGGAACGCGACACGCAGGCCAGTCTGCGCACGCAGCAGGATCAACTGCGCCAGGGCCTGGCCAACCGTGAACGAACGATCGAGGAATTGAAGCGTGAAAACACCGAGCTACGTGACTGGGCTGCCCAGCCTCTGCCTGATGCTGCTCGCCGGTTGCGCGAGCGCCCCGCCCTCGTCGGCGCCGACGCTTATCGTCAGTGGCTGTCCGGCCGTAGTGCCGTGCCGCCTGCCGGCGACGGGACCAATCAGTAACGGCGCACTACTCACCGACCAGGACCGCGCTGAGGCCGCTTGGGCGGACTGTGCCGCTCAGGTCGACATGGTTTACCAACACCAGGTGCAACATGAACAAGCCCGATAGTCTCCGAGTCCATCTGCTGGCTGCCATACCAGAGCTCAAGCACAACCCCGACCGCCTGTTGATCTTCATCGATAACGGCAAAATCCGTTGCACCGCGGCTGCCGGCCTGTCCTTCGAATATGCCTACGACCTGCAAATAATCCTGACCGACTTCGCCGGCCATCCCGACAGCGTGATGCTGCCGCTGCTGGGCTGGCTGCGCGTGAACCAATCGGAACTGCTGGTTAACCTGGACAAGTCCGCCGAGGGCATCAAGTTCGAAGCGGATGTCATCGACCACAGCAAGGTCGATATGAGCCTGACCTTGCCGCTGACCGAGCGTGTCATCGTGAAGAAACAGGACGATGGCACCTTCAACGTCAAACATGCTGCCGAACCGCAGTACACGCCCTACGAGCAAATCGACGGCCCGATCCAAGTATTCGCCGATGGCGTGATGATTGCCGAATGGCAGTCACCACAACCGACCGCTGCCGTGGCGTTGGCCAGCGCGCATCCGCAGCGCCCCGCCAATGAGTGACCTGCAAGCTCTGGAAGACTGGGCCGGTTTACTGCTGCAGCGGCTGGAGCCGCCTGCTCGAACCAAATTGGCCAGGACCATCGCCCAGCAACTGCGCCGCAGTCAGCAACAGCGCGTCACAGCCCAACGCAATTCAGACGGCAGCCAATACGCGCCGCGCAAACCACGCGCCCTGCGTGGCAAACAAGGCCGCATCCAACGCAAAGTGAAGATGTTCCGCAAGCTGCGCACCGCTAGTTATCTCAAGGCAAAGGGTGATAGCAACCTGGTCAGTGTCGGCTTCACCGGGCGGATTGCCCGCATCGCCCGTGTGCACCAATACGGCCTGAAAGACCGCGCCGAACGTGGCGCCCCTGATGTGCGCTACGACCAACGGGAAGTGCTGGGCTTCACCGATGCCGATCTTGAATTGATCCGCGACACCCTACTGGCCCACCTGACCCTGTAACCACCCGCGCTACAAGTTCCCCCGGCTGCGCTCGCGTGCGCGTGGCGCCACCATCGGCGGCATGACCAATATCGCCGCCCTCTCCCGCCTGCTGGAAAATCTCATCCGCTTCGGCACCGTTGCCGAAGTTCAGATGCAGCCGCCGCGCGTGCGCGTAAAAACCGGCGATTTGCTCACTGCCTGGCTGCCATGGATTGCCCTGCGTGCCGGTCTGGACAAGGACTGGGACCCACCCACTGAAAAAGAGCAGGTCATTCTGTTCAGCCCGTCCGGACAACTTGCCAACGGCGTGGCCCTCACCGGCATTTTCAGCGACGAGCATGCGGCCAATGGTGAGCGCGAAGGCCTGCACCGCCGCACCTACCGCGACGGCGCCGTTATCGAATACGACAGCATTGCCCATCACCTGCGCGCAGTGCTGCCCGAGGAAGGGACCAGTGAGCTGATCAGCAAAGGCGGTATTCACATCGTCGGCCCGATCACCCATGAGGGCGACTACACCCAGACCGGCAATCAGAACATCACCGGAATGGTCACCGTCTCGGAAGATGTCATCGCCGCCGGTATCAGCCTGGTCAACCACCTGCACGGCGGGGTGATGTCCGGCGGCGGCAAAACGGAGAAACCGGAATGAACAGAGAAACCGGCAGCGCCATCGGCGACCTGGAACACATCCGCCAGTCGATCACCGACATCCTGACTACGCGCATCGGAACCCGGGTCATGCGCCGCGATTACGGCAGCTTGCTGCCTGAGCTGGTGGACCAGCCCTTCAACGACGCCACGCGGCTGCGCGTGTATGCCGCCACCGCCATGGCCCTGTTGCGTTGGGAGCCCCGAATCAACCTCAGTCGCGTGCAGTTCAGCGGTGTCAGCCTGCAGGGTGAGGTTGTTTTGGATCTGGAAGGCGCCGAAGTCGACAGTAATCAACAGCACAACCTAAGTATCCCGCTGCAACTGGGGGCCAGCGTATGAACACCTTTGTCCCGATCGATCTCAGCCAGCTCCCGCCTCCACAGATCGTTGAGCAAATCGACTTTGAGCTGATCTTGGCCGAGCGCAAGGCCTACGCCATCAGCCTGTGGCCAGCGGACGAACAAGCGGAAATCGCTGCACGCCTCGAGCTGGAGTCAGAGCCGCTGACCAAGCTGCTCGAGGAGAACGCCTACCGCGAGACCATCTGGCGCCAACGGGTCAATGAAGGCGCCGTAGCCAACATGCTTGCCCTGGCCCAGGGCGCCGATCTGGAAAACTTGGCGGCGAATTACAACGTCGAACGCCTGGTGGTGCAGGCCGGCAACCCCAGTGCTGTGCCACCGATTCCCGAAGTCCTGGAGAGCTACGACAGTTTGCGCGAGCGTGCCCAAATGGCTTGGGAAGGCCTCAGCACCGCAGGCCCGCGCAACAGCTACATATTCCACGCCCGCGCTGCCGATGGCCGCGTGGCAGACGCCACTGCGGAAAGCCCAAGCCCCGCTGTGGTGGTGGTCACGGTGCAATCTTTGCTGGGAGACGGAAGCGTTGACGCGGGTCTGCTCAGCATCGTCAACACCTACCTCAGTGACGACGACCGTCGGCCGGTAGCGGATCGCCTGACCGTGCAGAGCGCGGCTGTCATCCCTTATCAGGTCATCGCCAAGCTCTACCTGAAGACCAACGGCCCCGAATCCGAGCCAATCCTTGCAGCTGCCAACCAACGCCTGCTGGCCTACGTGCATCAACGTCGCCGGCTGGGTATGGAGGTGTCCGAGTCCGCCATCCACGCCGCGCTGCACGTCGAGGGTGTGCGCAAGGTCGAGCTGGATACCTGGACCGACATCGCCGCTACGCCGTACCAAGCTCCGTACTGCACCGCCATCACGCTGACACAGGGTGTGGAGTAATGGGCGCCGTGTCGTTGTTACCGCGTAATGCCAACCAGTTGGAACGCTTGGCCGCCCAAGCGCTGGCGCAAATTCAGCGCACACCTATTCCGCTACGCCAGCTCTGGAACCCGATGGCGTGCCCAGTTGATCTGTTGCCTTACTTGGCCTGGGCCTTTTCGGTTGATCGCTGGGACAGCAAATGGACAGAAGCCACCAAGCGCGCCGCCATCCGTGCGGCGTACTACATCCACTCTCGCAAGGGCACCATCGGTGCCCTGCGCCGTGTGGTCGAGCCGCTGGGCTACCTAATTGAAGTGGTGGAGTGGTTTGAAACCATTCCCGAAGGCGTGCCCGGCACGTTCGCGCTGAAGGTTGGCGTACTCGATACCGGTATCACCGATGAGATGTACCAGGAGCTCACGTTCCTCATCGATGACGCCAAACCGCGAAGCAGGCACCTAATCGGCCTAGCCATCAGCCTCGAGACCACTGGCCACCATTACCTGCGCGCTGCGGTTTACGAGGGCGACGAAATCACTGTGTACCCGCCCATTCAACGCGACATTGAAGTCACCGCCGTCATCGGCCGGGGCGGTCGCGACCACATCATTGACACTCTGGATGTATTCCCATGATCGACCAGACCTCTCAGTTTTTCGCCATCCTGACCAACGTCGGTCTGGCCAAACAAGCCAATGCGGATGCCTTGGGCATCGCCTGGAAGATCACCCAAATGGGCGTCGGCGATGCCAGTGGCACCGAGCCAATGCCCTCGGCTACCCAGACAGTGTTGATCAACGAGCGCCGCCGAGCTCCGCTCAACCAGCTCAAAGTCGACCCAACCAATAGCGCAATCATCATTGCTGAGCAGGTCATCCCAGAAGACGTGGGCGGCTGGTGGATTCGTGAAATTGGCCTGTACGACGCTGACGGCGACCTGGTGGCCATTGCCAACTGCGCCCCATCGTTCAAGCCGCTACTGACGCAAGGCTCAGGCCGCACACAGGTTGTGCGGATGAACATGATCGTCAGCAACGCCAGCAACGTCGAACTCAAGATCGATCCCAGCGTGGTTCTGGCCACCCGTGCTTATGTCGATGCGAAAGTCCTGGAGGAATTGAACAAGCTCGACAGCAAGCAGTCGGTGCGGGTGGCCACTACGGCCAACATCGCGTTGGCTGGGCTACAGACCATCGACGCGGTGGCTCTGGTCGCGGGCGATCGGGTGCTGGTGAAAAATCAGGCGGTGGCCAAGGACAATGGCATTTATGTGGTGGCGGCAGCGGTCTGGCCTCGGGCGCCGGATGCCGACACCAACGCCGAGGTGACGTCGGCGCTGCTGACGTCGGTCGAACAGGGTGCGACCTTGGCCGACACCCGTTGGCAGTTGGTCACCGATGGGTTGATTGTCCTGGGCACCACGGCGCTGACGTTTCAGAACGTCACCCAAGGCTTTGCGCCGATCAACGCCCCGGCACTGATCAGCCCAACGGCGAACACGCCGATGCAGTTCGATGCCAGCCAGTTGCTGGCCACGACTGAGTTTTTGAAACAGGCAGGGTTTCAATTTTCCAAAACTTACATACCGGCATCCGGCGCGTTTTCGTTAACGGCCAGTCAGGCAGGCGCGCTGATCGACCTGACATCCGGTTACACGGGTGACATTACCCTCCCGCCTGCTAATAGTGTCCCGGATGGGACTACTTTTACCTTTTGGTCAGGCGCAGCCACGAGCATCAACGTGCTCCGCGCGGGTGCGGATTTGATTTTTGTCAGTAGCACAACAGTCAGCCAAATTACGCTTAGGGGTGGTGACACCCTGGTCATTGAGAAAGCTGGCGGTGCAGGTACAGCCTCATGGATTGCGTCTAGTGGCTCAGCTCAACTTCCGTATTCAAGCGTCTATGCAGGCCTGGCGCCTAAGCCAATCAACGTTCCCGGTGCGGGGGCCTGGCAAACCAACATTGGCGGTGTCGGTGCTAACTTCCTGCTTCCTGCTGGTGGTTCTTGGGCGTACTTCGCGATGGCGTTTAACTCGTCCGGCATTTCTATGACCGGGGTGGCGCCTGTGACCGGCGTGGGGCCTGGCGGTGGTCAAATAGTCGCTGCTGTGGCTGGTCAATATTGGTATGGATTCTGCTGGAGGCTTCAATAATGTTTACAGACTGCGTTTACGATGCGACGGGCCATGTGGTGTGCACTTATCGCGGACTGCCATTCCAGTGCACGGAAAACGAAACCCCGGAGGAGTGGCGTTCACTTCAGGCCGCCATTGATACCGGGGATGTGGTGGTGGGTCCTTACTGCCCGCCACCGGTCGGGCCGCCACCAACGCCGGAAGAGCTGGCCATGGTCGAGCGCGTCTGGCGTAACGGCGCCCTGGCCGCCACGGACGGCGTTGTAATACGCCACCGCGACGAGATGGAAAGCGGTGGCCCCACTACGCTGACGCCTGAGCAATACAGCGAGTTGCAGCAATACCGCCAGGCGCTACGCAACTGGCCGGAATCGGGAGAGTTTCCGCTGATCGATCATCGTCCGCTGGCGCCGCCTTGGCTGGCCGAGAACCTGTAGCACCAGTCGCTACAACTCCCCGCGCTCGCTCACCCGGCGCGCGCGCGGCAGCCTGTGCAGTGTCTTTCCACCACTGCGCAGGCAAACCCCATGGCCGACGAATACCATCACGGCGTGCGAGTCCTCGAAATCAACGAGGGCAGCCGCCCCATTCGCACTGTTTCCACCGCTGTCATCGGCCTGGTCTGTACTGCCGAAGACGCTGATGCCACGATGTTCCCCCTGGACACTCCCGTCCTGATCACCAACGTACAAGCCGCCATTGGCAAAGCCGGTACCGAAGGCACCCTGGCAGCCAGTCTGCAAGCAATCGCCGACCAGACCAAACCGGTCACCGTCGTGGTACGAGTCGCCACCGGCGTCGATGACGCCGCGACCACCAGCAACCTGATCGGCACCACCACCGCCGCCGGCAAGTACACCGGCATGAAAGCCCTGCTCGCCGCCAAATCGCGCTTGAAGGTCACCCCACGTATTCTCGGTGTGCCAGGTCTCGACACCCTGCCCGTGGCCACCGCGCTGGTGGCTATCGCCCAGCAGCTGCGCGCCTTCGCTTATGTCAGTGCATCGGATTGCCAGACCAAGGAAGAAGCGACGACCTACCGCGAGAACTTTGGTGCCCGCGAAGTCATGGTCATCTGGCCGGACTTCGTGCAGTGGAGCACCGTCACCAATGGCACCGTCACCGCCCCAGCCGTGGCCCGAGCGTTGGGCCTGCGCGCCAAGATCGACCAGGAAGTGGGCTGGCACAAAACTCTGTCCAACGTCGCCGTCAACGGCGTCACCGGTATCAGTGCCGACGTGTTCTGGGATCTACAGAACTCTGCCACGGATGCCAACTACCTCAACGGCAACGAAGTCACCACCCTGATTAACGAGGGCGGCTATCGCTTCTGGGGCAGCCGCACCTGCAGCGACGATCCGTTGTTTGCCTTCGAGAACTACACCCGCACCGCCCAGGTACTGGCCGACACCATGGCCAACGCGCAAATGTGGGCCATGGACAAACCCATGCACCCTTCCCTGGTGCGCGACATGCTCGAAAGCATCAACGACAAGTTCCGCGAAATGATTGCCGGCGGCTACCTGATCGGCGGCAGCGCCTGGTTCCCCGACGACATCAACGACGAAACCACGCTCAAGGCCGGCAAGTTGTATATCGACTACGACTACACCCCCGTGCCGCCGCTGGAAGACCTCACCCTGCGTCAGCGCATCACCGACCGTTACCTGGTCGACTTTGCCAGCCGCCTCAACAGCTAACCCGGGCCTCCCCTCACGGGGAGGTAACCCTGCGCCTGCCGACCGGAGAACACCGCCATGGCCATGCCCCGCAAACTCAAGAACATGAACCTTTTCAACGACGGTAGTAGTTACCTGGCCGTCGCCAAGTCAGTCACCTTGCCCGCCCTCGGTCGCAAGATGGAGTCCTATCGCGGTGGCGGTATGAACGGCCCGGTCAAGGCGGATCTGGGATTCTCCGACGACGGTATTCAGCTGGAATGGAAAACCGGTGGACTGGATCTGGTCTCACTGCGCCAGTTCGGCATGGTCAAAGCGTCCGGCGTGCTGTTGCGCTTTACCGGTTCTTTCCAGCAGGACGACACCGAAGAAATGAGCAGCGTGGAAGTCGTGGTCCGTGGTCGTCACGAGACCATCGAAATGGGCGATGCCCAGCCAGGTGAAGACACCGAACACGCCATGACCACCACCTGCAGCTACTACAAACTGATCGTCGACGGTGAAGTCATCATCGAGATCGACCTGCTCAACTTCGTCGAGATGGTCGACGGCGTCGACATGCTCGAAGGCCAGCGAAAAGCCCTGGGCATCTAATTCGAATCGCCCTCGATCGAGGGCGCACCCCACCTCCTGGAGAAAACCATGTCCACACCTGAAACCGCTGATTCCGTTGTTACCGCGCCCGAAGAGAGCAAGCACGACGAAAACACCGTCCAGCTCGACACCCCAATCCAACGCGGCAAGCAGTTGATCGACACCGTCACCCTGCGCAAACCCTGCGCGGGTGAGCTGCGTGGCATTCACCTGGCCGAACTGCTGAACCTCGACGTGGCCAGCCTGATCAAGGTCATCCCGCGCATCAGCTCGCCTGGCATCACCGCCCCCGAAGCTGCCGGCATGGACCCTGCCGACCTGCTCGCCATCGGTGGCAAGGTCGTCGGTTTTTTGCTGCAGAAGCAGGCGAAGACGGACGCATCCCTCGTTGCGTAGAGGACGCCATGGCCGATCTGGCCGTGGTCTTTCACTGGGCGCCAGCCGACATGGATCGGCTGGGCCTGCAGGAACTGATGGACTGGCGCGAGAGGGCGCGGGTTAGGAGTAGCGCCGATGGCCAATGATCTACGACTTCAGGTATTGCTCAATGCCATCGACAAGGCCTCCGCGCCGCTGCGGCAAATCAGCCAGGGCAGCCTCGAAACTGCCCGCTCGCTGAAGGCCGCTCGCGATCGACTGAAAGAGCTCAACACTCAACAGAGTGACATCAGTGCTTGGCGCACTCAGCGGGCAGCTGCTGAAGAGACCGGCCAAGCACTGGCGGCCGCACAAGCCAAGGTCAAAGGGCTCAGTCAGCAATTCGCGAGCACTGGCGTCCCGACCAAAGCGATGGCCAAGGAATTCCGTGCTGCCGTACGGGAAGCCCAGAACCTAAAACAAGCCAACCAGCAACAGAGCGAAAAGCTCCAGGTCCTGCGCACCCGGCTACATGATGCCGGTATCAGCACCAAAGCCCTGAACGGTCATGAACGCCAGCTGCGCGAGCAGATCAGCTCCACCAATGCCAGCATTAGCACCCAAGGCAAACGCTTGGCGGCCCTGAACACGCAGCAGGCCCGGGCAGCGAAGCTGCGCAGCAACTTCGCCAAGAATCGAGAGATGGTGGGAGTCACTGCAACGGCGGGGGCCAGTGCTGTCGCCACTGGTGCGGCCGCTGGGCTGCCGATTCTGGCGATGGTGAAAAACTATTCGAGCTTCGAAGACGCCATGGCCGGCGTCGCCAAGCAGGTCGACGGTGCCCGGGACGACAACGGCAAACTCACCCAGACCTATTACGACATGGGCGCTGCCATCAAGAAGATGGGGGAAAGTATTCCCATGGCCACCACCGACATCGCTTCGCTCGTGGAGGGCGGTGCGCGGATGGGCATTCAGGGCAAGGACAACTTGCTCGAGTTCGCCCGCGTCGCGGCCACGGCTGCCACGGCTTTCGAATTGCCCGCAGACCAGGTCGGTGAGAGCCTGGCGCGCATCGCCCAGCTCTACAAACTGCCGATCAAGAACGTCAGCCAGCTCGGTGACGCCATCAACTTCCTTGACGACAACGCCATGTCCAAAGGGTCCGACATCATTGAAGTCATGCAACGCACCGCCGGTATCACGGCATCGGTGGGCATGTCCTTTAAGGATGCGGCGGCGTTGGGCTCCACCTTCTTGACCTTGGGTGCTTCGGCGGAAGTCGCGGGCACGGCCACCAACGCCATGATCCGTGAACTGGCGATTGCGACGCAGCAGCCGAAGCGGTTCCAACAAGGACTGGCGGCAGTTGGACTTGAGGCGAAAGCCGTGCAAGACGGCATGGCCAAGGATGCGACCGGCACCATCCAGAAAGTGCTGGATGCAGTGAGCAAGTTACCGAAGGCCGACCAACTTGGCGTTATGACTCAGCTGTTCGGCAAGGAATACGGCGACGACGCCGCAAAGCTCGCCGCCAACATCGGCGAATACCGTCGCCAGCTTGAGCTGGTGAACAGCACCAAAGGTGCCGGATCGATGCAGCGAGAGGGAGACATCAAAGGAGAGCAGCTGTCAGCTCGCTGGCAAATGACACAAAACCGAATGTTCAACCTCAGCAGCGCCCTGGGCGAAACGCTGCGACCAACCCTCATCGAGCTGGTCGACGGTTTTAACCGCATCATTGAGCGGGTGAACACCTGGGCCACTCAAAACCCGATGCTCGTCGCGAGCCTGTTGAAAGTCGCGGCCGGGATCGCAGCCCTTTCTGCTGGATTCGGTGTCGTCGCACTTGGTATTGCCGGCGTGCTTGGCCCTTTCCTCGCGGTGCGTTTCGCACTGTCCATGATGGGGCTGAAAATCCCCACGCTGCTGGGCCTGCTGAGAGTGCTGGCCGTAGCCTTCAGCGGTGGACTTGTCACCGCCATCCGCGCCGTCAGCCTCGCCCTATGGGGCCTGGCAGCCAATCCGGTAGCGCTGGCCATCGCCGCCGTCGTGGCGGTACTTGCCGGTGCCGGCTATCTCATCTATCAGAACTGGGACCAGGTGAAGCTGTACTTCGCCAACGCCTGGACCGAGATCAAGGCGGGCTTCAGCGGCGGCATCGGCGGCATTCTCACCACTCTGGCCAACTTCAGTCCGATTGGGCTGATCTACCAAGCCTTTGCTGGAGTGCTGAGTTACCTGGGTGTGGATCTGCCGACGCGCTTCACCGAGTTCGGCAACATGATCGTCAACGGCCTGGTCAACGGGTTGATGGCCGGCGCTGGACAGATCAAGGAGGCCATCACCTCGCTCGGTGGTTCGACCGTCGACTGGTTCAAGGAAAAACTCGGCATTCACAGCCCGTCGCGGGTCTTTGCCGAACTGGGTGGCTTCACCATGGCGGGCCTGACGCAGGGGCTGCAATCTGGTGAACAAGGGCCTCTCGATGCAGTCGCGCGGCTCGGCAAGCAGTTCACGGCCGCCGGTGCCCTGGCATTGGGCAGCATCGCAGCCCCCGTCATGGCCATGGGCACGGCTGCAACTCCAGCGATTGAAATCGACAACCGAGCTCCCGTCGCACCACCGTCTGCCTCGACCTACGACAGTCACGACAACTACGAAATCAACATTCACCCCACCCCGGGCATGGATGCCCAGGCCATTGCCCGTGCCGTGCGTGCAGAGCTGACCCGTATCGATCGGGAAAAGTCCGCCCGCAAGCGCAGCCAACTGTCCGACCAGGAGTAAACCGCATGATGCTTGCCCTCGGCATGTTCGTTTTTAGCCTGCACACAGCTGCGTATCAGGAGATGCAGCGCCAGACGGATTGGCGCCACCCTGGCAGCAGCCGCATCGGCACCAATCCTGCCCGTCAGTTTCTGGGCAGAGGGGAAGATGCCGTCACCCTCCCCGGCATCATTTTCCCCGAGTTGGCCGGTACCGTCTTGAGCCTTGATGCATTGCGTCAGATGGCTGACACCGGCAAGGCCTGGCCCATGGTCGAAGGCACCGGCCGGTTGTGCGGACTCTGGGTTATCGACAACCTGACAGAAACCAGGACCATCTTCTTTTCCAACGGCGCCGCGCGGCGGATCGAATTCAACCTGAGCCTGAAGCGCGTCGACGATGGACGTGTAGATCTGCTCGGTGCGAGCACCGGCGCCGGGGTGAACATTCTGAGGGGGCTGCTGTGATCGATACCGCGATTACCCGGGTGACGGGCTACGTCAACAACGCCCTGGAACAGATTCGCCGTGATGCCACCTATCCGGTACCGGCGTTCCGCCTGACCGTCGACGGTAATGACATCGCGCAATTGATCAGTCCGCGGTTTATGAGCCTGGAACTGACCGACAATCGCGGCATTGAGGCTGACCAGCTCAGCATTACGCTCAGCGACCACGATGGGCTGCTGGCCATTCCACCCAAGGGCGCCATCTTGCGGCTGTGGCTGGGTTGGAGTGATACCGGGCTGGTCGACAAAGGCACCTACACCGTCGACGAAACCGAGCACAGCGGCGCGCCCGACGTGCTCAGCATTCGCGCACGATCGGCGGATCTGCGCAAAGGCCTCAAGACCAAACGCGAGCGCAGTTGGAGCAACACGACACTGGGCAAGGTGTTGGGCACTATTGCAGGGAGCAATGGGCTCACGGCAACGATTGCCGAAGCTTTGGGCAATCAACCCATCCTGCAGCTTGATCAAGCCAACGAGTCAGATGCCAACCTGATCAGCCGGCTGGGAGAAGAGTTCGATGCCGTGGCAACCGTCAAAGCGGGATGCCTGTTGTGCATGCCAGCTGGCGGCGGCAAGACGGCCAGCGGCATGGCACTGCCCCATATCACCCTGACCCGCGCTGATGGCGACCAGCACCGGTACCTGCAGGCCGATCGCGACAGCTATGACGGTGTGCGCGCCTATTACTACGACGTGAACAGTGCCAAGAAGCAGGAAGCCATTGCCGGCGGCGGTGAGAATCTCAAGGACCTACGCCATACCTACAGTGATCAGCAGTCCGCCCTGCGTGCTGCTCGAGCCGAGTTCAATCGCCTGCAACGCGGCAGCGCCACCTTGAGCTACACCCTTGCTCGAGGTCGACCGGACCTGATCCCGGAGCTGACCTACACGCTCCAGGGCGTGAAGGCCGAGATTGATGAAATCATCTGGTACGGGGGCAACGTGCAGCACAGCCTCAGCGCCGACAGCGGCTACACCATGAGCCTCGATCTGGAAAGCAAACTGCCCGAGGACACGGTGGAGGACCTGGCCGAGGAAGCAAAAGGGGATTACACCGGCATCGTCGCCCACTACCGAGACGCTAAGGCTGGAAAGGAAAAGACCGTAACAGCGGGCGATCAGACAAAGCCCAAACGGCTGCAGTGGTTGTATGCCAGTGAGAAGACGGCGAAACGGGCAGTGGATAGAGAAATGAAAAAACTTTCTGCATGAACGAGGTACGACAGGTCTGCGGCCAGGTCAACGAACGATTACCTACTGCCGGCCCTTTTCGACTCAATTCGTTTGTGTGACCGACGCCATCGCTTGCAGCACCGACAAAAAACGCTCCTGATCATCCGACGACAGCCGCCGATATCCGGTGAGTAGCTCAAGCTCCAGTTTTGTGATGGGCTCAACTGCTGCAAATTCAGTGGTCTTCGGGTAGGAGAGGATGCGTATTGGTTCCATCGCTTGTCATATTCCATTACTGTATGTGCATACAGTACATTTCTGAAGCGATTTCGCCAATGGGGCTGGCAATCGGAAACAAAAAAGCCCAGCCAGGGCTGAGCTTTTTTTGCGCGTCTATCGATCAGTAACACCTGCTCATCGTTTCAACTACGTGAAGCTGAGCGTTAGCTTTTGGCCGCTGCCGCCATCGCTGCAGCCATTCGACGGATTGTTTCTTTGTCGTAGTCCCCGAGGTCTTTGAGATACGACAGAACCTCAAGTTCGAAGGACGAAAGCTGGTCTGGCGATACTGGAAAGTGCTCCCCAATCAACACGTAGTGTACATCCACTCCCAAAGGCCTGACCGCAGCCAGGTACTTTGCATCAGGGCTTCTTTCGTCCTTCTCGTAATTGATCTGAGTTGTTTTTCCTACACCGCCAGCAGCACCCAAATCAGTCTGGCTGAGCCCCAAGCGCGACCTTTCTTCCTTCAGTCGCTCGCCAATGGTCATATTTTTGAACCTCTAACATTGACAGGTTCATTTATATGAACCAATATCATCACAACATCACGCGAAATCACACGAATCTGAACTATGCACGCCACCTATGCACCCGAGCAAGCCTGCCAGGAAGCAAGAAAGCGCCTGGAGTTACAGGGAATCTCCGTTAAAGATTTTTCAATTCAAAACGACCTCCACCCCTCAACTGTTTACGCAGTTTTGAACGGGCAGAAAAAGTGTCTCCGGGGTGAGGCGCATCGAGCAGCCGTGCTCCTCGGGATCAAAGACGGTGTGATTACAAACTAGGGCCTCTGGCTCCAGGAGGAAACCAGAAGATGAAACGCCCAGTACTAGAAACCAGACGCCAAGTAGTCAGTGCCATAGTTTGCGCTTACCCAGGTGGCCGCGAATGTGCAGCAGCGCGCCTCGGCTACGAACTCAAGAAGTTCGACAACCACCTCTACGAAAACGCCGGCAGCCGGCCATTGAGCGATGACCAGATTCATATGCTCGAGCGAGATGCGGGTACCAGCTTCTTTCCTGAGTATGTGGCCTCCCTATACAGCGGCATGTTCGTACCGATTGCAGCCCCCGAAACCCTGGACAACATCGAGTTGTACAGCCGTTTGGTCAGCACGGCAGCAAAGCGCGGTGTGGTCGATCAGATCATTGATAAAGCGTTGGCCGATGGCGTCATCGAGAAAGGTGAGGCAGCTGCAATTCTTGCTGCCCACAGCAAATACCTGAGCGCACGGCATTCTGAAGTGCTGGCCACGATCCAACTGCACAGCAAGGAGGCCGGCCAGTGAGCGTTTACAAAATGGTTTGCCCCCACTGCATGGGCCGTATGCGTATCCGCACCAGCGAAGGCACTCACATTTTCCTGCGTGTGGCCTACCTGCAATGCGCAAACGAGGCTTGCGGCTGGTCCGTGCGTGCAGAGTTTGAAATGACTCATGAAATGAGCCCCAGCGGGATGCCAAACCCAACCGTAAAGCTACCCGTAGCTCCTGTTGCATTGCGCCGCCTGGCGATGAAGTCCCAGGACGATCAGCCTGATTTGCTGGACACACTCGATATGGAGGTTGAATACGCATGAACGCCATCACCTTGACGATCAATCCCACCAATGACTATCGCTCCGCCATGCAAGAAGCGGCCGTGGCGTACCTGTACCGCCAACACGGGCAGCACCTGTCTGGCGACCACCTTCTACTCGAAAACTGCAAACGCTATCTGGAGCAGTCTCTCGAAGTACCCGAGCACCTGGTGCAACGTATCGCCGAACTGGCAGTTGCCGAATTCGAAAGCATGACCACAAAACGTGTGGCTCTGCTGGGCATCTATCCGGCAAGCAGCGCGTATCGGTACTTGGTCTGGTTGCTGGATACCCAAACGCAGAAGCGCTATCCCGTGCCGGCGCGCTTCTTACCTGCGCGTTTGCTGACCTCCCGCGACACCTCGAACTAAATCTACTCCCCCCTGCGATATGCCCGCCTTGCGTGGGTAAGGGGAAACTGCACTTTACTGGTGGCCGAAATGAGCAATATCACCATCCAACTGGAACTGAACCAACAGCAGGCAGAGCACTACCTGCAATGGCTCAACAGCCAGTACGACACCACCATGGCCGACGTTTGGTACTCCGACCGTTATCGGAATGTACCGCGTGCCCAACGAGCCCCGAAGGTGCTCAAGGACATCCCACACCTTGCCGGCATTTGTCGGACTCGCAGTGAGCTGGAAAAGCAGCTCGGCACCAACGGCGTGGAGCGTGCGCAGTGAAGACCATGGACCATCAACTGCGTGCTGATGTACTGCAGCGACTCGAGGCCGACTTTGGCCTGCAGCACATGGCCGGCACCCAATACATGCGCAAAGGCACCTGCCCTCAGTGCAACCAACGGCGGCTGTTTTCCCGCTATGACGAACCATGGTTCATCCGCTGCGGTCGCGAGCAGAAATGTCGCTACATGGAACCGGTCAAGGAGCTGTACAGCGACCTGTTCGACGACTGGAGCAAGCGCGCCCCGGCCACCGACGATCAACCTGCAGCGAGTGCCAAGGCTTACCTGACGTTCGCCCGCGGGTTCGACCTTGGGATGATTGAGGGGTGGTACACACAGGAAAACTACTTTGATCGGGACCTGAACATTGGCTCGGCCACCGTTCGCTTTCCACTCGAAAAGGGCGGCTATTGGGAGCGGCTCATCGACAAGCCGAACCGCTTCGGCAAGAAGAAAGCGCGTTTCAAGCCTGGCGAAAGCTACAAAGGCTACTGGTGGGTGCCACCCTGCGTGGATCTTCTGCAGGTCGAAGAACTGTGGATCGTCGAAGGCATCTTCGATGCCATCGCCCTGGTACAGAACGGCATTCCCGCTGTCGCCGCGCTTTCCTCGAATGCGTACCCAGAGGAGTCGCTGAAAGCCCTGATCACCGCTCGCGGCGGTAAGACGCCAAAGCTGATCTGGGCAC